CTTTATGCAGATAGTGTATAAAAATTTGTCTTGCATTATCACCAGCAAGTCTTTCTCTCCAATGTATTACATTACTTCCTTGATAAAATAATGCATCGCCTGGTTCTAGATTTACTGGTATACAGTTTTCTCTCTCATCAAAAGGACTTCCCATTGTTAAATCCCATGATGTTTGATTATCCATTCCACAATAGTTTATATCATTACGAACCCATATTGTCCATGGTTTATTATCATCGGTATCATATGATATAGGAAAAGTTGCACTAAATTCACATGATGGTCTATCAGTATGACTTAGTAACCTTGAATGTCTGTCATAAGTTCTTCCATATGAATATGTTGGAACTAATCGAACACCAAATAAGTCTTCAATTTTCTTTTGATACATTAAAAGAATTGTTTCTCCATAATTTGGAAAAGGCATTCCTTTACTAACCCATGTATCTAATCCTTTACCTTTATCATCAAAGTTTTCTGCAATAATATGTTCTTCACGATAATATTGTTTTCGTTGTTCTTGGAACTTAAACATATGTTCAGTCCAATTAATGTGAGACTGACTAAAGAAGTCTCTTGCAACAAAAAATCTATTCTTTGCAAACAAATAACCTTCCTTGGTTATTTCTGGTGCATCCTCTGGATGGTCTGTCTCTGGGTTGAAGATTTTATTTCTTCCTTCAACTGATAGATTATAGTTTCTTAGAATTTTTTCTTGAATTTGTTTTACACTTTCAAGATGTTGTTCTTTTCTTTGTTGTTTTTCTTCTTTACTCTTTCTTGCAAATTCTAAATGGCGCATGCGTCGCATTCCTCATCATCTAATTCTTCCTGTACTGGAAGTGGTTCGTCTTTTACTTCGACAACCTCATCTGTCTTCATATCATATGTATTTTGGTAATAAGAAGTCTTCCATCCATATTTATAAGTTTTAAGAAGGTCTGTTGCCATCTCAGAGATAGGAACTTCGTTATTTTCATAGTTTTCTGGGTTATAAGACCAGTTACCACTAATACCTTGGTCAAAGAATTTCTGCATAACAGAAACTACTTTGATATATCCATCATTGTCTTGCATATCCCATAATAATGTATAGAAGTTCTGCAACATTTGATATGATGGAACAACCTGTTTTAGAGGCCCTTTCTTAGACTTTTTAATAGTAATATAGTCTCTAGGTGGTTCTATACCATTTGTCTCGTTAGAAACGACGCTAGAGGACTCTGAGGGCATCTGTGCAGACAATGTACTATGTCTTAGTCCAAAACTCTCTATTGACTTTCTTAATTTATTCCAGTTTTCTTTATATACTGGTTTTGCAATTTCGTCAACATCTTTTTTATATGTATCAATAGGTAGTTTACCTTCTGCATATTTTGTTCTATCAAACCACTCACATTTACCTTTTTCTTTTGCAAGTTTGTTTGATGCTTTCAATAAGTTATATTGGAAACTTTCTGTAAGTTCATGCACTAATTTATATGCTTCTGCATCACCATATTTAACTTTGTTCTTTGCAAGAAAATGTGCAAGTCCAATGTATCCAATCCCTAAACTTCTTCTTGCCTTCGTTGATATTTCTGCAGCTTTTACTGGATATCTTTGATAATCAATTAGTTCATCTAATCCACGAACTGATAATTGACATAACTCTGGTAGTTCTTCTAGTTTAATTGCACCTACATTGATTGCAGATAGTATACAAAGTGCAATCTCACCTTCTTCATCATCTGGATGACTTATAGGTGTTGTTGGTAAAGTAATTTCTTGACATAAGTTGCTCATGTTCACCTTGTCAAGAAAACTACTATGACTATTACTATGGTCTATATTCATAATATAAATTCTTCCTGTTTCTGCTCTTTCTTTGAGCATATCCATAAACAGTATTCTTGCACTTACTTTCTTTTTAGGGATAGAATAAGCTCTCTCGTACTTTTCGTATAGTTCATCAAACTTATCTGTGCCAAATGCATCGTACAAATCAGGCACATCGTGAGGAGAAAACAAAGTGATATCCTCGTCTTTAATAAATCTTTCATAAAATAATTTAGATAACTGAATCGAATAGTCTAACTTTCTGACTCTATTGTCTTCTGTTCCTTTGTTATTTTTGAGGACAAGTATGTCTTCAATCTCTTGATGCCAGATTGGGAAATGGACAGTAGCTGACCCACCCCTAACACCATTTTGTGTACAACATCTGACTGTTGATTCAAATTTCTTGAGGAAAGGTATAACTCCTGTGTGCTGTACTTCTCCACCACGAATTTTAGAGTTGATTCCACGAATCCTACCAGCATTAATACCAATTCCAGCCCTCTGTGCAACATACCTACCGATAGCCATATCACTAGAAAAAATACTTGGCAAAGTGTCATCACTGTCCACCAAAACACAACTAGCAAACTGTCGAAGAGGAGTTCTAACCCCCGCCATAACTGGGGTTGGTATGTTGATTTTAAATTGACTAATCGCGTCATAATATCTTTTAACATAATTTAACCTCGTTTCTTTAGGGTAGTCCTTAAATAGGACTGCACTAATCGAAATGTACATAAACTGTGGAGACTCATACAGTTTACCAGTTGACCTGTCCTGTACAAGATATTTATCCACTACCTGTCGAAGACCCGCGTATGCAAACATCAAGTCTCGATTATGATTTAGATATGAGTTTAATTTACTCCATTCATCATCGTCATAATAACCTATCAATTCTTTGTCATAAACACCTAGTTCTATATTTCTTTCTACTATCTCTTTTAATGGTGGATAGATTTTACTATCTTTCCATTTGGTGTTAAAGACATCTTTACGAATTGCAAACAATAATAATCTTGCAGCTACATATTGGTAATTTGGTGTATCCAATGATATCAAATCAGATGCAGATTTTATTAATGTGTCTTGAATCTCTTGAGTTGTGACTCCATCATAAAAAGATAAGTTTGCACTCATTTCAACCTGTGATGCAGAAACCCCATTGATACCATCACATGCAGCTTCTACCATTTTATGAATTTTATCTAAATTTAAATTCTCTTTTGACCCATCCCTCTTTACTATACTAAGTCCATTACCATTCACTATACTTTACTCCAGTTATTAATTGCAAGGGATAATTCTAAACCTTGTCTTGTATTCTCGTCTATCACATCTTTGACTTTGATGTTTTTCATCCACATGTCATTGATATCTTTTTCTTTTATTGTCTCAGGCCATATACAAACTTTGTATCCAAGCTCTGACATACTTTTCATCTTCTTGATGATTTCTTTATTCCTAGGTTCATTATCAAAGATAAGAGTAGAATTACTCTTACTAATTTCGTTTGTTACCTTGGAGAAGTCTGAACCTGCGACTGCAATGCAGTTGTCCAGAAATAAAGAGTCAATTGGCCCTTCAACAACATAAAGAGGTTTGTTGAAATCAACTTTGTCGAGATTGAAAATAAGTGGTTTTTCTTCATCGAATCGTAGTGTTAAATATCTCAGTTGTGAATCATTTAATGCTCTACCTGTGACTCCTATGAGATTTTTTTGTCTATCATAGAAAGGTAAAACAAGTCTTGGGTCATTTCCTAAAACTCTCTTATTATACTTATAATTTATCGAACTTAGACTTTGTGCAGACTCAACAAAGTACATGTCTTTCCAATGTTTGTATGGTATGTCTCTTGAAGTTAAATAGTCAACACATAGTTTACTATCTTCTGCCTTAGTGTATTTACCAAGTGGATTCTCTTTAAACTTTGGTGGTTCAAAAGTAAAGTTCTGTTGTGCAACTGGTCTGGTATCATTCTTCTTGCCGAATCTTTCCATGACCCATTGTTTATACAACATTTCATCATGGTCTTTGAGAAAAATACCTATATTGGTTGAATGTCCACAATTATGACATTTATAGACATAGGTATCCTTATGTTGAAAGTGATATCCTCTTGCTTTCAACTGATTTTTAGAACTATCTCCACAATAAGGACATGAATGGTTAAGGACTTTATCATCCTTCCATTTCACATTACGAAATTTAGGGGATACCAATTTAAGGTATTTTTTATCAATCCACAAAGACATATACCTATAATACTACATAATTGGTATTTGTCAAGGTAATAATCCCTCTCTCTTGAGATTAAATAGACATTGGTTTTAGTTTTTCTTGATAACTGCAGCTTGACCCTGTGAGGTAGAACCATCTGGGTTCTTGATGGTGACATTTCTGTAGTAAACTACCACTTCTTGTACTTCACGAATGTATCTTCGTAGTTCTTGCATGTTGTATGCAAGGAGTTCATAATCACTGACCGAGAATGCAACAAAGACGACATCACCATTGTTCATCTTCTTCATATCATCCATAAATCTATCGAGATATGTGTAATCTTCTGGCCAATCTGGATTTTCTTTACCTAAATCACATACCCATTTACCATCTATTTTGGTTCTAGGTCTTTTACCTTCTTCATTTTTTACACATGGATTTGCAATCTTAGCTTCAGATACCACATAGAACTTAGGTTCTTTCAAATCAATGTTCCTAGGCATTGTAGGTTGAATAATATCTATTTCTAATGGTTTACTGACTATATCTATCTTCTTGTTAGGTATTAACGAACAACCACTAATTGTTAGGGTTGATATCAGAAGAAGGGTCGTCCAGTGAGTCCAATTCTTTACTGTCATTTTCTATACTCTCAAAAACTTGTGCAGTACCATCATTGATTCTTTTTTCAATCATTCCTGGCTTTGCAATTGCAAGTTGGTTTAAATTATGTCTTCTAAAAATGTCGAGATATGAGTTCATCTCTTGTTCTATTTGTGCATTTCTTGATGCAAGATTATTTAGAGCTTTACCTTGTTTTTCAAAGTTCTCTTTCATTACATTCATTGCAGCTTGTTGTTCTGCAACTGCACCTTCAAGTGCAAGATTATTTGCACTCAAAACTTGATTTTGATTATAAAGATAGTAAGAACCTAATCCCAGTACCAATATAATTCCAATTAACATTTGTTGCATTACGAATATTCCTCAATGTATCGTTTTACATCACCTACAGTGATTAGATTATCTGTATCCTCATCTGGTATTTCCATATCAAATTCTTTTTCAAATAACATTACAAGTTCTACTGTATGTAAAGAATCTGCACCTAAATCTTCCATGATTTTACTGTCATCACTTATTGTTGATGCATCTATATGTAAATGGTCTGCAATTAATTGTTCTACTGACATTTTATAACTCCTTTATTATATAGTTCAGTCCAGCTGCACTTCTATATTCTACAACCTCATTATCTTCGGTTGTAAACTTTAGATGTTTTTCTTTCTGTACTGAAATCTTTTTCACTATGTAACTTTTATCGTCTGCATCACCCCATTCTTTGTTGAATGATACTGTTACTTCATATCTTGTTCTGAATAAGTCTATGAACCACCAAAATGCAAACTTAATCCATTCCCAAACTTTAATTATCCACTTTTGCACTTGCTCTCCACTGATAACATGACCAATATCTTGCTTTAGTTTTAGGGCCTGGGTCTGAACAATTATGTCTTGCTCTAAATGACTTTCTTCGTTCTGCATTATCTCTGTTTATACCCATGTTAGGGTCTCCAAAACGAACCACTACGACCTTTCCTTTTTCATTCTTTACATAGACCTTAAACTTCTTATTAGGGTTCTCAGAAGTCCTTATAGGGTCATTTAATTTAACTTTTTTACCTTGATACTCTGCTTCTGTAATTACATGGTCATAATATCCTAAACATTCTGCACAACATTCTTCTTGAGCTCTTTTTATTTGGTCTGCTGTAGGAGCTCCTTTTTCACCCTTTTTCCTCATCTTCTCACCAGAACCAGCTTTAATTCTTGCCTTTTTCTTTCTGATATTGTCCCAGAGACCCTCGTCTAATTCATCATCACCCAATTTTAAAAACATTTTATTTTTGATTTGTTTTTTATCGGATGCAGTCATTCCTGCTTGTTTTGCAAGAGAGTTGATAAATGCAAGACCATCTTTTTCATTTGCTTTGTATCTCCTACCCATTTCTTTCTTAAGACCATTTGCAATTATGTCAAGAACATGAGATACATTTGTCACTATCCTACCATCTGTCATAAGTCTTGCCTCATTTACAGACTGTAGTGAACCTTTTAAAACAACTTTTTTTTTTTTTTTTTCTTTGTTTTTTACAAGAGGTGGATGTTCGTCTTCGTCACCAGCAACAATCATACCTATTTGATTTATTAAAGATGTAACTACTGGTGTGGGTAATTGTGATAATTGTTGCATTACATCTTTAGATAGACCTTTTACATTTTTTAGTTTCTTTTTCCAAGAAGAGATTGCAGTCATATCTTTTTTTCTTGATTCATTCATTGACTGACCAGGCGTATCATCCATATACCTTTTCAAAAGTTCTGGTGTTCCTACTTCTCTATAACCAGAGTCTTCTTTCTTTTTCTTTTTACGAACAATAGGTTTATCAGTAGAAACTGCAGCTCCAGTTGAGTTCACTGGTGCATCTTCGAACATTTCTTTAAACCTTTTTATTTTCATGCTACCTCTTCTAATGGTTTACTTAATTCTTCCCATGATGTTTCGTAGTCTGATTCTGCATCAATCCATTGTGAAACACCTAACTGTTCATATTTAGGTAAAAGTCTATCTGGAAGTAGTCCAATCTTCTTAAGATTAGGCATGACTCTGTTAAATAATAGATATTGAAATTGTGAACTTAATGTATTTTCTCTAGACCATTCGTCTGTATATTCTAAATCAAATCCCCATTTTTCCCAAACTTCATATTGTTTAAATCTATTTCTCATAACAGTACATGCTTCCAAACAAAAATCTTCTCTTTCTATTCTTTCTTCTTCTGTTAGTGTTGTAACAAAACTTGTTAAATAATTTACACCAAATGTTACATGTCTTGCTTCATCACGAATTACAAGTCCTAACAATCTTTTAAATACTGGGTCTTGAGTAGTATCTCTTATAGTATTAAAGATTGCAAGTGCAAGTCCTTCTATAATAATTTGCATTCCTATGAATTTAAAATCCCACCTTGGGTCTGTGAGTATCTTATCTAGTAATGCTTTTAAATTTTTTCCAATAGGCATAATTCTACCTATTCTAGTTTGTAAATATTTGTTAAATGCTTCTACATGTCTTGCCTCATCAAAGGTCTGAGAAGCTGCATAGAGTTTTGCATTGAATGTTGGAGCACAACTTGTAAGTTGAGATGCAACTAGTAATGCACCTTGTTCACCATGCATAAGTTGACTTATAGTCCAATCTTGACTATCCTTAATAAACTGACATCTATCTTCATAGGATAACTTTGCATAATCTTTATGGTTTTTCCATTGGTCATCCATAAACTTAAAACCTTCATCACTAAATTCTGGATAAGGAATACTCCAATCTACATCCTTTTCTACATTCCACTCTAACTCTTTACCAAGTTCATATAGTTTTTTTATACGATTATCTTGAACCTTATAATCCCAATTGTAACAACCAGTTAATGGTGTATTAAATATTTCTACAACATCTTCTGGATTTAATTCTTGTTCAACTGGATAGTTTGCACCTTCAAAAAGTTTATCTTCTTTTGGTGGATTATCTATTTTAGATATTTTCATTTTACATCATGTCCTGTAATTAACATTGATTGGTCTTTACTGTAGTTATATACACGATATATATCTACACCCATGACATTATCAGTTTTACCTAAGATTTGTACTCGGTCTCCTCTAGTACCAATACAATCTTCTTCGTTCCAAACTGATTGTCGTAATTCGTAGTCTTTTCCTTTTACCAAATTGTTTTTATTATCATGTCCTTCTAAAAGGTCAAGTGTTAAATCATTTTCTTTTAAATATGTGTAGAACGATTCTTCTAGATATTTTCCATCTATTTCAAAATGTTCTTTGAGAAGTGCTAACGATGCAGCGTAAGATGCAAGTCTTGTCCTACCAAATGGTAGAAGTTCTAAGACTCTTTTTAAATTAAATACTAACCTGTGTAGTAATGTGAATGAATTTTTTTCTTCTGAGGTTTTAGGTTTTTTGGTTTTTATTCTTTTACCATTATCATCAATGAGACCGAACTTATATGCATCCATCTCACTCCACTTTCTGGTCATCATTTTTAGAATACGAAATACAATGACTGTATCAACTACATTCATTGCACCTTCTTTTAACTGTACCTGTGTCATAATTCTCTTAATACCCCTGCTACTTCCATATCTACTGGTATTTCAGTCTTCCAATCTTCTGTCACATAGTCCATATAGATTAAACAAGTTTTGAGTACAGGCCAGTACTCTTGGTCTATTTTGAATTCTAACATTTTTACTGTATTTTCGAATCCAAAAATATTGAAAATGACAATGAGATGATTAAGAATTAATCTTTCTCTGAGTTCACCATTTTTATAATATCTTCGTAGTAATCTTTTTAAATACCTAAACCTACGAAGGTCTTCCATGAACTCTTCCATCGATGTGCATTGAGGGTTATCATAACACTGCATTGCAAACATCGTGAAGTTCTCATCTGTTAAATTTTCAAATAATTTCATAATTTATATCCTAGTATTATACTAGTATATAGGTGAATTATAAGAAAGTTTACTTAATGTTTGCAACTACTTTAAACATCTTGTTAGGAAGTCTTTCGTATTCAACATGCATTTTAAGTTCTGGGCCTTTTGATGAAATGAAGTCGTCATCTAAGTCGTTACCTTCTTCATCTTTACCCATTCTACCACCATATTGAGTGATAGGTAAGTCCATTGAACCAGAATCAGATACATCTTCATCTATGATTGTGTCAAATTCTATTCCAACTTGTTCTACTTTTCTGTATAATTGTTCTAAAGCAGCTTGAACTGTAATGTGTTCTCTATCTGCAATGTCACCTATCCAAGTATTTAATCTAGACAAAACTTTTGAATCAGATGCAAATAGATGTAAATCCTCTGTAGGTACTCGACCTGTAACATCTTTGTTTAGTCTGTATCCACCATTTGCACCTGTATCATATGCTTCACTAATGTATTTCTTGAATGATTTCATAATAATTTCCTATTATGCAGCTACTGTAATTGTACCCGCTGCAGTTCCTATTGAAGCTGCACTTGTAATTGTTGCATTACCACCTTCTGCTCTATCAACGATAGTTCCACTGTTAAGTGCTAGTGGGTTTGCACCGAAACTTAATATATCACCTGCGTTTGTAGCTGCATTGTTAGCTCCAATTGCAAGAGAGAATGTAAGTTTGTTGGTTGATGAACCACTTGCATATGCAAGTAAGTGTGGCCCTCTTCCAGAACCAGAACCTTGGTTTCCATTAGTTACTGATAATGTAGGTGTTCCACCAGAAGTATTAACTGTTACTTTTTCATTAAAAGTTACTGTTGCTGATAATGTACCACCATCTGATTTATCAAATGCTGTTGATACCCAATCAATACTTGTTATGTCTGCTTGACCGATAGAAGTTGCAAGTTCTCCAATTGCACAGAGAACCTCTTCTGGATGATTGTCAGACTTCTTAAATATCCAGCCTCTTGCATCTGCAAAGACCAATTTCTTTTGTGCAGCTGTCAACCACTTTGGTTTGGCTTCGTCTGCATCTGAATTACCCCATAAAGACATAATTATCTCCTCATTTGTTAGTTCTCTGACTGAAAACTTTTTTGTTTATACTCTTGTATTTATAACTTTTGATATCTCAATCACCCCAATATGCTTTAAAATCCGATTCTTTTTCTACTTCATTTACAAAGTCCATATTGATTTCATCTTCAAAAACCACTACAACACCATTAGCACTGAAATTATGTGGGTTTACAATATATTTATCTTCAATAATTTCTATGTTTGTAGGATGTGGAAGACCATATTTTTCATGTAAATGCACTGGATATTCTTTACCATTTTGTAAAACTAACTTAGGAAATTTCTTACCGACAAAACAATCACCTATCTTCTGAGGATTGTTTCTAAATGCATCTAAGTATTCGTTACCACCTAAAAGTAATGGAAAAGTATTTTGTACATATGGTCTACAATTATTTTCTAAGAAATATAATTCACCATCTTCCCCTAACATCTGAGTAATACTACCTTCATATGTACCACCCAGTTTAGCAGCTGCATTTAAATAATCTACTACATTATCCCTAACCTGTTTATCTATTTCTGGTGTGAGTTGTTCTATAATTGTATTAGTAAACCATGCAGTAGGGCCTTCCCCAGCAATTTGTTTTGATTTTGACTCATCACAATGTTCTGAAAATGTAAATGACCATTTTCCTTCTGACATAATGTAAGATATGTTTGTTTCATATCCTTTAATACGCTCCTCACAAAAATATTTCATTTTAATTGGAATACCTAATAGGACTCCAATTGGCGATTGTTCAAGTATTTTTTTATCTTGGACAACTGTTGAAGAATTCCAAAACTCAGATGGTTTTAAAATAAACTGATTAGGTAATGGTTCTGTGTTTAACTCTCTGTGGTCTTCACCTGTTTGTAGAGTTTTAGGTACTTTCATACCACACTTTTCTGCAAACATTTTTCCAAATTGTTTTTCTGTTTCTAATTTTATTGATGTTTCATTTGCAGATATGATATCAATTCCAAAATCTTTTTTATGTATAATACTATTAAAAGTAGGCCAAGTGTTTATGATTAAATCAATTTTATATTTTTCTATTACTTGTTCTAATTTATCTAAATGTGTTAGTGGTAAGTTGTTACTGAGTTCAGTATAATTGTCTGGATTTGTAAAAACACGATATTCAATGTCTGATATTGAATTTATGTTGAGTGTTTTTAAATAATTTGGACTTCCTGTTTGAGTAGTATATACTGTGTGACCATCTTCAACTAATTTTACTTGCCATTGAAGATTATGATACTCCATTTCTGTAAATAATATATTCATAATATAGATATGTAGGTGTTATGCCATACTTCTTTTTATTGCACCCAGAGCTTTCATAAAAGATTGTTTGTTCTTCCCTAATAATTTGATTAGTTGTACTCTCATTTGTGGTTTTACTCTATCTAGTGCCATGTTAATTATTTTTGCATTCTTTTGGGTTACCTTAATTGTTTTACCATCGTCTAGTTTTACATCACTAC